AGGCTGAAGCCGAAGCCGAATATCTGCCACAGATACGGGCCTCGCAAGTTCAGTCCATCGCCTCGGGAATCGTGTCCGGCGACCAGCTTTCAGCGTTCCTCGACCTCGTAGACACCACCAAACTCTTAGGTGAGGACGGCCATGTTTCCGAGGAGAAGGTCATGGGATACCTGACCGCCCTATATGGGGAGTCCACCCCACCCGCTGGTCCGCGGCACCAAAACTTCGGCCAGTACTCACCGCCACCGCCACGGGGCACACCCGGCCAAGCCGGGATCGCTGAAGCGCAGAAGCGTTTCGGCACGAAAACCTAACCAGAAAGGGGCAACCTGATGTCTACAGACATTTCGTTGCAGTCCACCACATATCAGGTGGGGTCCCGGCAGTGGCTGCTGTCGGAACCGGATGTAAAGCTCAATGTCACACTAGATCCGGCGTTGTTCACGCAGGGCACGCATTTCGCGAACGGGTTCCTTCCGTCCGGGACTATGGTGGCCATCAAAACCGCCACCGGGCTTGCGGGGCCGTACGACGATGCGGCCGGCGATGGCCGCAACACGGCGTACGGCATCACCTACGGTGACGCCACCTTCGTGTACAGCAACGGCTCCATCGCCGCGAAGGTCGGCATCTCTGTCGTCGTGAATCAGGCGATTGTGTCGAAGGCGAAGCTGCCATTCCAGTCAGGTACCGGGTTCGCCGACGCGGCGGGCATCGTGGACCTCAAAAACATCACGTTCGTGGCCTAGGAGGGATTGAATCATGGGTCTATTTCTTGACGCACCTGTCCCTCTGTCGGACACCATCGCGTTCACGCAGCAAGTTCCGTTGCCGTCGAACAACCGGCTGACGCAGGCGTTCCCGGCGCGGACGTTCACTAGCGATGAGATCGACACGTCGATCATCACTCAGACGAACCGGGCTGCGAAGTTCCGCAACTGGGACGGCAACTACTGGGTGAGCCCGCGGGACACCGGGAAGATCACCAAGCAGCGGATGATTCCGTTGGGTGGCCAGTTGGGTGTCGGTGAGTATGAGCGCCGCGAACTGGAGTACCGCCGCTTCGGTGGCACCATCCAGTCGATCCTGGCTGACGCCATCTACAACGATCTGGAGAACCTCACCCGCTACGCCCTGAACAGGGTGGAGTTGGCGTGGGGCGACGTCCTCGCCGACGGCATCCTGACCATCAACGAGAACGGTGTTCAGCAGCAGGTCGACTACGGTATCCCCGCCGGCCAGAAGGTCACCGCAGGCACCCTGTGGTCAACGACTGCGACGGCGACTCCGTTGGCCGATTTGATCGCCTGGTACGACGTGTACGTCGCCGCCAATGGTGTGGGTCCGGGCCGGTTCCTGATGTCGCTTGCGACGGCGAGGAATCTGCAGAAGAACGTCAGCCTGATCAACGCCATCAAGGGCGCCAACACTGGCGTCACTAACGTGACGTTGGAGGACATCAGCGGACTGTTCAACTCCTACGGGTTGCCGCCGATTTCGATGGCCGATGTGTACAACTCGAGCATGGACGTTGACGGTGTCACCACAGCGGTGCTCCCGGCAAATAAGTTCCTGTTCCTGCCCGACGACCTCGGCACGTTGGGGTTCACCGCGTGGGGCACCCCCACAACGGTGATGGAGTTGAACGCCAACAACGTTCAGGTCCAGCAGGCCGCCGGCCTCATCGGGATCATCGTCCGCGAGGAGCAGCCGCCGTTCCAGAAGCGCACCTTTGTTGATGGTGTGGTGCTGCCGGTCCTGGCCGATCCCCGCAAGATCCTCGTCGCAACCGTCGCCTAGAAAGGAACGAGATTATGGCGAAGAATCAGAGCCCATACACCGTGCATGTGGAAACCGAAGACGGCACCGTCGCCGTCGGCCCCGGGGACGATCTCCCCACTGGCGTGTCGGTGGACAACCCGTACGTGACGGGGAAGAAGAAGGCCGACGAGTCGGTTGAGGAACTCGGCCCCCTCCCTGAGGCGGGCGACGGCCAACCCGTCGCCGACGCCGAAGAGTCGGAGTCGGGTTCCAGGGGTCGGCGTAAGAGCTGACCTGTGGGTAAGTTCGCGGAACTTGACGACGTCACCGCCCGCTACGAAGGGGAATTCCCCACGGAGCGGGAAGACTGGGCCGAGTTACGCATAGACGACGTCGAGGCTGATCTGATCCTCATGGTTCCCTCCCTCACCGAGGATGTGGATCAGATCGCCCCGGCGCGTCTAGCACGCGCTAAAGCTCTTGTTGCTGACAAAGTGCTCGAGCTGTACCGCAACCCGCAGCGGGCTCGCACCTTCACCCAAGGGGCGGGCCCGTACAACGAGTCTGTGACTACCTATGACTCCGGTAAAGCGGTGAAGGGGTATTTCACCGACGCCGAGGTAACCTCCTTGAGGTTGCGGACGAAACGATCCAATCTTGGTGTGGCCTACATCAAATCGACGAACCCAGCCTGCCGTGATCCCCGCTAACTACACCGTCTCCCATTTCAGCTATACGGGGTCGACGGACGCTGACGGCTACCCCACCGCCGACGCTTACGCTGCCGCGGTGGCTAGGCCGGCGTACGGGATTTATCCGCTGGCGTCGCAGTTGAATATGGCCGGCGACTACGACCGCCGGGTTATCACGTCGAAAGTGGTGATGGTGCCCGACGTTTCACCGTATTCGCCACGCGACAAAGTGGTGCTGCCCGGTTCGGACACTGAGTATTTCGTGTCGGAGGATGTGCGGGACTACACCACCGGCCCGTTTCCGTATAAGCCTGGCGGGGAAATCATCCTCGAGGTGGTCAGTGGCTAGATTCGAGTGGCACGATGAAGAATTCGCCCCGCAGATCCGCCGCGCACCGGGCATGGTCGCCTACCTGGAGGCGAAGGGTGAGGAGTGGGTTGCGGAGTTGAACACCGAACTCCACGCCGCGCAGGCTAAACGTAAGCAGCCTGTGGAGGACGGCTATGACCACCACGTCACCACGGGCGGGACTAGGGCGCGGCTGTACATTGTCGCCGAAACCGCCCGAGCGCAAGCCCACGAAGCCAAACACTCCAGCATCCTAAAACTGATGAAAACGAGCGGCTTCGACGTCAAGAAGGGTACGGGCGAGTTCAAGAACCCGACCAAGGGTTGGATTGTTCACGGCACCGACGCTCAGGGCAACCCGATTCACGGACTATGACAACCCCAATCCTCGGTACCCCCAGCGCATACCAGTTGACGCGCACGTATTTTCTGGCTGAGTGTCCCGCGCGGGGGTGGCCGACGAACATCACCCAGCAAGTCCCCGACCCCCTACCCACCGGTAGACGGTTTTGGACGTTGGAGCGGTTGAACACCCAAAAGCCGTTCGAGATGACAAGCGCCCAGTTGTTGCAGTTGAGGTATTACGACCCGGACGGCAAACGCGCTGAGCAGATCGCCGACCAGGCACTCGAATTGTGGGTGCTGCTACCCAACACCGGCCTCGTTCAGGACGTTGAGCATGCGGGCGGCCCTGTGCGGCAGAAAGACCCGGACTATCCGGATTTGGAGCGGTACGTCATCACATGCTGGGTGACCGTCATGAACACTCCGTTTAGCTGAAATTATCTGCGGCCTTCCCATCAGACGGCTGCGCAACCCCACAAGGAAACGAAACCCCCAGCGTTGGGGGTTTTTTGATGGAAAGGTACCGCAATGCCTGTAGGCAACGCTGCAAATGTTGTTTTACCCCAGCCGAAGTTCGGGTCCACTATCGGTGGCCTGTTCTGGGGTCCCCTCACAACGGCTATTCCCACCACCCTGACGACGGTGCCGGCTTCGCCGAACATGGAGTCCCTCGGGTACATCGCTGAGGCGGGGATTGATGAGACGGAGGACCGGCCGTCCACGAAGATTTATGCGTGGGGCGGTGACGAGGTCGCCGAGTCGCAGGACCACTACTCGCTGGGTATCACGTTCACCCTGTTCGAGTTCCTGAACCCGCAGGTCGCGAAGGCTGCCCACGGAACCGCGAATGTCACTGTGACGGCAGC